TAGTGAAAAGTATGTCAGGCACCGGAAATCACACCGGTGCTATTTTTGTGCGGAAAGGCGGTGAGGTCAGTGTGATATATCATAAAAACAGAGAATCCTTTGTAGATGTCTGCAATGGGGTGTTTGGCCGAAAGGTAATTAAGTCTCGTGTGAAGGAAATTAATAGCGGAAATGTAGTTCAGGAGCTGGGAAAGGCACTGTCGATTCACTGGCAGAACCGCCGGGAGATTGATTATCTCTACCATTATATGAATGGAAACCAGCCCATTCTTTACCGTGAAAAACAGGTGCGGCCAGAAATCAAGAACAATGTAGTGGAGAACCATGCGCTCGAAATCGTCCGCTTCATGATGGCACAGAGCTTCGGCGAACCAATCCAATATGTGAGTGTTGACAAGGATGAGTCAAAGACGCAGGAAATTGATAAACTCAATAAAATGATGGCATCAATTGATAGGTCTTTCTATGATATCCAAATTGGCGAATGGCAGAGCAATGTGGGGACTGCATATCGGTACAATTGGAGTAATACCATGGCAGATATAAGCCTTGGTGAATGTCCGGTAGGAATTGATGTTCCGGACCCACGGTATAATTTCGTGGTTTATTCTTCTGACTTCGGCAGCAGGCCTCTGATGTCGGTGTCGCAGGTAAAGGACGAGAATAATGAAAACGCTTATTATTGTACTACACCTAAACAGGTTTATTACATCAAGAATAGCAAAATTATACCGGAGATGTCAGCGCCTAATGGATATGGACGTATCATGCTGGTAGAGTTCCCTAATAATGTGCGGCGTCTATCGGATGTAGAAATCGTTATAACCATGTTGGATGTCATAAACAAAACACAGTCAAACCGCATGGACGGAATTGAACAGTTTGTGCAGGCTTTTATGAAATTTGTAAACTGTGAGATTGATGAAGATGATTTCCTGCGAATGTGTCAGCTTGGAGCCATAAAAATCAAGGGGCAGCAGGGTGTTCAGGCAGACGTGGATGTAATATCTAATGAACTGAATCAGGAGCAGACGCAGGTTGCAAAGGATGACTTATATAAAAACATCCTCATTATTGAGGGTATGCCTAACCGGGAACAGAACACCGGCGGCGATACCGGACAGGCTGTGTATCTTCGGAATGGCTGGGACTTTGCAGAGCAGCGGGCCAAGATTGATGAGCCGGTAATCATTAAATCTGAGAAAGAGGCATTGAAAAATGTGTTGACGATTCTTAGGACAAAACAGCTTATCAGCACCGACTTAAAAATCAGCGATATTGATGTGAAGATTACAAGAAACAAGACAGATAATATGCTGGTGAAGGCTCAGGCTCTTATTTATCTGCTGGAAAAAGGTATCCATCCCAAGATTGCGATTAAAACCTGTGACCTCTGGGGAGATCCAGAAAAGGTTTATGTTCAGTCAAAACCTTATCTGGATGCTTTATATAAGACCGCCCAAGAGATGCAGGCCGACGAGGAAAGAAAGGCCGCTCAGGTGGAAGTGTTGGCACAGACACAATCAAACAGCCCGCCGGAAGGTGGTGAGTGATTTGGTTGAGGTTAAATGTAAAGGTTGCGGCCTTATCCTTGGCGGATTCCAGGGAAAAGGTCAGATAAAGTGCTATAAATGTGGCGGAATTAACAGATTTAATACTGATACGGGAGATCATATTTATAAGCCAGACATGCAACACACAGAATTGAAAGACAGGACAACGAGCAGCGGAATGGTATTCCGTTGAGGTTGTCCTTAAAATTTGCAAGCCTGAGCGTAAGATGGCAGGAACTATGCGGAGCGCACCGTGTTAAAAAAGTGTATGTTCTGAAAAAAGGAGATGTAAAATGACCAGAGAACAGGTAAAGGAACAGTTTCCTGATGCTACAGAAGAGCAGATTACAGCGATTCTGAATATCAACGGGGCTGACGTAACACAGGCCAAGAAAAACAATGTTGATCCAAAAGAACTGAAACGGCTCCAGGGGATTGAGACTGAATATGTAAAATTACAGGAAGCGGGTCTTACGGATGCTGAAAAAGCGGCAAAAGCACTGGCAGATGCAGAGGCGGCCAAGATTGATTTTGCCAAGAAATCAAACCGCTTGGATGCTGAGAAGATTCTTGTAGCTGCCGGATTAACAGAAGATGACTACAAAGATTTGATTGATGGCATTATTTCTGACGATGCTGAAAAAACAAAGTCCATGGCTACTGGTTTGGCTACCATGGTGACTAAGCAGAAAGAAGCTGCTGTTCAGAAGACAAAAGAGGAATTGATGGATAAAACACCTAACCCTGGCGGCGGTTCTGGAGGTGGAGACGAGAAATCAGAGGATGTGAAATTTGCTGAAGAAGTCGCAGGTACGTTTTCTGCAGCAGGAGCTACATCAAAATCAGTTTTTGATAATTATTAAGGAGGACACAAAATGAGATTTACACAGAAAGAGTATGGGCAGCCTATTGAAATTTTAAAATTTAATGATTTCAAGGGAGAAGCCTGCATGGTATCTGATTCCGGCGTAACAGCAGATGCCAACGGAAAGAAAATTGTAAAGGCAGGCACGCCGCATCCGGCCAATGATGCAACTTGCAAAGGTATTCTTCTCCATGATGTAGATGTTACATATGGAGAAGCACCGGGAACCAGGGTATTTGAGGGATCCATTGACGCCAAGAAACTTACAAAGAATGGTGTTACGGTTACTGCAGAGGCAAAAGCAGCCCTGCCGCGTGTAACATTCTTCGATTGATTAGAGGAGGTATAAAATTATGGCATTACCATTAAAAGAAGCATTTACAGCGAGAGCGATCGGTGTCCTTTGGGATGCATATAAACAGACTATGGGGATTGCCCCTTATCTTGGGAGTGGATTCTTTCCGGCATCGAAATCGCCAACCATGGACCTGAAATGGTTTAAGGGTTCTAAGGGGCTACCGGTATCCCTGACTCCGTCCAATTTTGATGCGCTGGCAACAGTAAGAGACAGAATTGGGTTCAAAGAAATGGAAACAGAGATGCCGTTCTTCCGCGAGTCTTATCTTGTGAAGGAGAAGGACGCCCAGGACTACGAAAATATGATGAACGCAGCGGATCCGGCGATTGCTCAGGAACTTCTGCGGCAGATTGCACTTGGACCCATAGATCTGATCCAGGGCGCCGATGTAGTTCCGGAGAGAATGATCTGGCAGTTGCTTTGTCCGGTTGATGGCTCACCGAAAATTGCGATTTCTGCAAATAACGTGAACTACGACTACAATTACGATGTGGACGGCTCCTATAAAGCCAAAAACTTCATGGAGCTTACCGGCACCGATAAATGGGATGATTCCGAGAATTGCGACCCGTTTGAGGATTTAAGGACCGCCAAGAAAGCCATGAAAAAACGCGGCAAAAATGTGACTTTGGCCGTTATGAATGACAACACTTGGCAGAGGATTGTGAAGAGCAAGAAAGCCAGGGAATATATTGTTGCCAAGGCTGTTACATCTCCAGTGTTTATCGAGGAGTCAGACGTAAAGAAATTCATCCGCGATAGCGATAGCTTAAAACTGGAAATCCTTGTGTACGATAAGCTGTTTATCGACGATTCCGGTGCGGAGAAAACCTTTATCCCCGATGGTATGGTGGCGCTCCTTCCAGGAAAAACTGCTCTGGGTAGTACAAAATACGGTAAGACACCAGAGGAAAGAAGTGGTGACGCAAGTATCGGAAATCTTTCCATCGTCAATACTGGCGTGGCAGTATACACCTACACCACACCACATCCTATCGTGACTCAGTGTATTGTATCTGAAATCGTGCTGCCGACCTATGAGCGCATGGATGATACATATGCTATCAAGGCATATTAGGAGGTAGTGCATGAAGTATGATCACATGGTAAAGGTTAACGGTGAGTATTATTCGGCAGGGACTGAAATCCCTGAGCCGGATACTGCGGTTGTGGAAACGCCAGAAGGTGTACAGGCAGAAAAAGTTGAAGAGGTGAATATCTCAGAAACAGAGCCACCAAAACGTGGCCGCAAGCCATCCACACCAAAATAAAGGCAGGTGACAGGAGTGGATAAAAATAAAGATCGGAAGAGCGTCGTGTAGGGAAA